TGATAACTTGATGAATGTGTCACCTTTGTGCACCACGTTTAATCATACACGAATTTCTGTAGCACTCATGACAATAGGTGTCAAGTATACTATGGCTGCTAAAGAGGCTGCCAGTGTACCATTCATTCATATCGGCGATTGTTCATTCTTGAAGCGTACGTTTAGACCAGATGATGATTTAGGTGTTATAATGGCACCCTTGGATGAAAGTTCTATTCACAAGATGTTATTGGTGTGTACTAGACCCCAAATTGCTATGGAAGCACATTCTGTGGCAGTTATAGGAACTGCTTTGAGAGAGTATTTTTTCTACGGTAAAAATATTTTTTTAAAGAAACGTTCTGAATTTATTGAAATGTGCAGAGACTCTGGACTAAATGCTTGGTTGGATACGGGTCTACCAACATATGATGATCTAGCAAGAGATTTTGCTATGAGATCTATATCTATAATAGATAAAGCTAAAAAGAGTCGGGGGAGCATACCTTTCCAAACCGAGCCTAGTGGGCTAACATTCCCTAAGCTTGAAAAATACGTTCAAAAAGAAAATAAAAATGTGCAGAGCCGTGAGAGCCTGCCCGGTTGCGCTCATGAACCGAAGAATGAGCCTGTTCCCTCAGGTTGGGAAAATATATGCGCTAGTTGGGAGCAACAATCTGATATGATTGATAGTAAAATGTCAGATAAGCCCAATATGTTGAGAGAGGTTATAACAACTTTTGTTGACAGTAAGGTGGATACAGCTACGTCTGTTGGTGCCGCTAATCATGGATTTGCTTTAGGTGACGCTACACGTGAAACTAATATATCGCAATGGTTTAGTCGACCTGTACGAATTTCAAAATTCACGTGGTTGGAAAGTATGCCGACTGGTGTAATTGATCCGGTTGTTTATACTGCTATACCTACAGCTCCTTGGGGGTTGTGGTGCGGTAATACTTTTGTTCAACCCAAGTTGAACAATTATGCTTTCATGAGAGGTGATTTAAAACTGAAATTTCAGATCACAGCTTCACCATTTTACTATGGTATGCTTAAGATAGTTTACACGCCTTTACCTTATGCTAATCCTGCAGTTATCGTGGATAGTACTACAGGTAATGAACATTTGATAAGTTATTCTCAGCGTCCCCACATCACCATTGTTCCAGGAGAAGCTACATCATATGAAATGACTTTGCCTTTTATCAGTAATAGAAATTTTATTGATATAGGTCAACTTCTCGATATAAACAATTTTGGAAAATTGCAATATGTTATCTACTCGCCATTGAAGTCTGCTAATGCTTCTACAAATGCTGGTATTTCCATCACATGCTATGCTTGGATGGATAATATTGCTTTGTCAGGAGCCACTGTGGAATTTAGTGCACAGAGTGATGAGTATGAAGAGGCTGGTATGATTTCTGGTCCAGCATCTGCTGTTGCAGCAGCTGCTGGAGCTTTAGAATCTGTACCCATTATTGGACCTTTCGCAACTGCGACGAGGATAGGTGCTGATGCTGTCTCGTCCATAGCCAAATTGTTTGGATATAGCAATCCTCCTATCATTATGGATACTCTTCCAATTAGATCTGAGCCCTTTCCGAAATTGGCTGCTACATCTATAAGTCATCCTGTTGAAAAATTGACAGTGGATGCTAAACAAGAGTTATCTATTGATCCCCAAATCACTGGATTGGCAACAAATGCAGACGAATTAAATCTTGCATACCTGTGCAGACGTGAATCATGGTTGACTAAAGCATCATGGACCAGTGCTAAAACAGTTGATACCGTATTGTTCGCAACGCGTATTAACCCATTCATGTTTGATACTGTTACTCCTACTGCACCTGCAGCTATGCGGGTGTATATGGTACCCATGGCTTTCGCTGCTAATTGTTTTAATGCATGGCGAGGATCTTTAATTTTTAGATTTCGTGTTGTTAATTCGCGTTTTCACAAAGGGCGTTTGCTCATTTCATATGATCCCTCAGGCACATCATCTCGAAGTATTTATGATTCTAGCGGTGATAACGCCACAGGTGTTGTTCACAGTGCTATAGTAGATATAGAGATGGCCAATGATCTAGAGTTTGTTGTAGATTATCAACAACCTGCTCAATTTCTAACAATGAGATCATCGTTTACTGAAAAGAATTTTAGTGTGAATACTTCTCCACCTAATTTTACAACAACAGGATATGATGGTTTATATGATAATGGGTTATTGACAGTACGTGTATTGAATACATTGTCTGGGCCAACTGCCACCAATGATATAGATGTGCATGTTTTCGTGAAAGCTGGAGAAGATATTGAATTTGCTAATCCAACTGAGGTGGATCCTAAGCATCGATTATCATATTTCACACCGCAGAGTGACGTCTATATGGATCATCCTCCTGCTGCAGAAATTACACAATCTACAGGAGTTACTAAGGATGAATTGTATCTA